TTAGCCACCCTTGATCGCCAGTGCCAGCAGGACGCCGACAATGCCCGTGAGGATGGACATCACGAGCGTTGCCCACACCGGCAGCCGATTCCGCAGCCTGTCCATCGCTTCGTCGGTGTGTGCTCGCAGGTGCTCCAGCGCCGTCCACTGGCCCTCGTCGGACTTCTCCAGAGCGATGATGCGCCGTCTATTGTCAATCCCGACGCCGCAGGTGGTCGTGGGGTCCTGTGTACCGTTGCCGTTCGCCATTCTATCCCTCTTCGTCGAAACGCGAGTTCACTGTCCGTTTTGACACGTTCACCGTTTTGTCTCCGCCGCCAACAGCTTGCGATACCGTGCCTTGCCCTGCTGCGAGTCGGTTCGCACTTCCAGTGTGTACGTTCGATTGCCACTGCCCGGCTGCTCCCAGAACGAGGCTTCTACGGGCAACCAGTCACCCGTATTGGCCTGGATAATGTACGCGCGTGGACCCCACACGGCCGAGCCGCCACGGACAATGCGTACATACGCATTCGTCGGCGATGTCGTGTTGCTCCTCAGATCGACACTGCCAGACATCCGAATGATCCCCCCCGCCGACGGGAAGTTCGTCAGGGTCTGCACCGTTGTGAACATCGTCGCATGGGCCGTTACCGTGACTTCTGCCGACGTCGACACTCCGCGCTCGATCGTCACGGCATCTGCGGCGATGGCTTCCGTGACAATGGAACCGGCCTCGACGATGTCCGCTTTCATTGTCACGACGCCGCTGTTGTTGTAAATCACCTCCGTCCAATTGGACCCTGCGTCATTGCTGACGTACAGCCCGTTCGAGTCGATTCTGAGGCGGGTGTCGCCACCAAGCGATAGCGTGATCGAGCCGCCGGTCATTGTGCCCAGGTTGGCGGTGATCGCCGACAGTTGGCCGACACTGAGGTGCTCGGCCAGGATCGTCGCCGCCTGGATCAACGCGCCGTGGACGATCTTGATGAACTGCGCCGGGTAGAACGTACCGCCGTCATTGTACCCGACGATGAACTTGCCCGAACCAAGGGCATCGCCGATCGCGTCGGTCCCGTACAGTTGCGTCTTGGTCGCTCCGGCGTTCCAGTAGAGGTACTTCTTGTTGCTGTTGGAGGCCGCAACGGTGTAGTCCGTGCCCTGGTAACGAATCACGAAACTCGACCAGGCCACATAACCGGCCGACGGACTGTTGCTCGTGAACGCTCCTTCCCAACCGCTGCGGGGTTGGGGGGTGTCCATGTTGATCGCCGACTGCAACGCCGTCAGATTCGCCGCCGACAGCTTCTTGTAGCTCGACCCGTCCTGGATGTTGTCGATGCTGATGTCGCCCTGGTGGTCCGCCGTGACGTCCGCGTCTGGATTGTACCGAGACATGCGGATGTTCGTGACCAGTACCGTGCCAAAGCCCGAAGAACCAACTGAGTACAGATCGACCATCGCATAGATGTAATCTGCGGGGACTGTCACCTCCCCCTTGAGCTTGGTCCAGCCCTGCCCGGCAGCCAACGTATCCGCCGTGACCCACTTTGCTGTGGTCTTGTCCGATTTCCAGAAACGAACGTAAAGATTGAACGCATACGGAGAATCCTCCGTGTTCACGTCTGCTTGGAGATAGAGCTTCTCACCCGGCTGACAAGATGGAATGTCTATGCTGGCTGTGTTGTACTCAACCGCGTGCCGCGAACTGACGCCTAAAGCCTTCGACCACAACTGTCCTACAACATCCTCTACCGTAAAAGCACCTGAGCTATGCTGCCATGTTCCAATACTGCCATCTTCAAACGTGCCTTTCTTGACCAGATTCTGCTGGTCGTAGGGCTGACCTGTAATGTCTTCTCCCCACGTCGCACCCGCGGTCGCGTCGTCCTCGGGCTTGTGGTCGCCGGTGATCTTGCTCCAGCTCGCCACGTCGTATCCGGCGTCCTGCCAGGCCGAACCGGTCCACTGGTAGGGCTTGTTGTCCTCGCTCGACTTGATCCACAGGTCGCCCTTGTCCGGAACCTTGACGTCTTCCGTGCCGCTGCCGCCGTTGTAGATTTTGAGGATCTCGCCCTGAGTCAGCGGACGCGAATACACCCGGAAGTCGTCAATCACGCCGCCGAAGTAGCCATTGTCCGCCGTACGGGCGGCAAGGAAGAAGTCATAAGCGGTCGAGGCCGGCATGGGACCACTGACCCCTGAGGTGGTCTTGTCCACGCCGTTGACGTAAATCCGGCGCGTGCCCGCCACCGGGTCAAAAACTACCGCAACGTGGGTCCAGGTTCCGGCAACCACGCCCTGACTGGAATCGGTGCTAAAATTCGCCCCGCCCGCCTGTCCGGTAAGACGCCCATTCGACTCAACAACGATAAGCCCAACGTACGAGGCCCTTGCCCAGATGCGCGGAGAAGAACCACTTGTCGGGGTAAAGTCTCCGTCCCACTTGACCCAACACGAGACCGTGCCCCCGGTGGAATCCATGCGAAGGTCGGCATGGTCCGTGATCTTGACGTACCGAGCCGACGCAATCGCGAATTGCAGGGCCGTACCGATCTTGCCCGTGGTGCTCAGACCGCTGGTGTTCTCTGTGGCGGTGCCATCGTGACCGTTGCCCGTCGCGTCGACGACCGTGGTACTGGCGGCATTGTCGTTGAGCCTCCAATGCCCCACCAGAGGCGGAGCCGACCCGCGATGCGTGACGATCCGACCGTCCGCAATCGCCTCGGCCGTGGTCGCCGCGTTCAGCGCCGCCACCACATCGGCGTCCTGCACCGACTGCCACGCAGAGCTGTCATACCGGAACCAGTGGTGGTCGGGATCTCTCTGCCAGTAGTCGCCCTCCGCCATGCCGCTCGTCGGTTCAGTGGCCTGATAGAAGAACTGCACCACGTGGTCGAGGGCATCGAGCTTGACATCCTGCGAACTCATCAGCTTGCCCGGCTGGAAGTACGCCACCCCGCCGTCGTTGATGCAGAAGACATACCGCTCGTAGCCCGCCAGATCGGCCAGATCGTTCGTGTGCTGGAGGTAGCGCGGGTCGCCGATGGCCGGGTCGAAGTAGATGTACTTGTCTGTGGTCCCGGTGGCATCGTCCAGGATCGGGCACCACACGCCCTTGTACTTGATCCCCGCCCCACTACATGTCCAGGTCACCTTGTCCACCGCATTGCCGGTGAAGGCCAGGCCCTCCCACAGGACCGTGTCCACCGCACTGTTGCCGTCCGCCCGATCTGCCGCCACCGCCTGTGCCGTGGTCGGCAGCAGGCTCGGCGCAATGCCCCCCTTGGTCTGGCTGTAGGTCTTGGCCTCGATCTTCGGCGCTTCCTCGTCGTCGGTGTAGTAGTCCGTGGTGTACTGCGCCGCCTGGATCAACACCCGCCCGTCGCCAAACCGCTCAAAACCCTTGACCCGGTACAGGTCGATCACCTTGACCTCTTCGCCGAACGTCCAGAGGTCGTTGACGTTGGGCGTGTACTCCCACTCGCCGACGATCTTGACGATGTCGTTGTCACCCTCTTCGGCCCCTGTGACCTCATCCACCTCGTACAGCGTCAGCCGTTCCGCCGTCCCATCGTGCGTGCGAATCAGCAGGGCATAGTCCCCCGCCCCCATCGTCAACGGTTTGTCGATCTTGACGCCGTCCTCGTACACCGCCACGATCCGTCCGCCCGTCGCCCGTTGCAGGCTCGGATGCTGGACGTACACGATGTCGCCGAGATTCGTGTAGATCGCATCGAGGCACGCAGGGATCTCCACCGTTCGCTTCATGTACTGGTTGACGCGAAGCTGCCGGCTGGCGTACCGCCAGACCCTCGAACGTTTCGTGTGCCCGAAACAGTCCAGGCTCGCGGGGATGTCCTGCGTCGCCCCCTGCAATGGCACCGGCCACGACTCCGCCCCGTAGTCGGCCTTCTCGTCGTAGAACTCCGCATCGTAGACCGTTGCCGCCTCCGACGTGTCGATCCACGTCTCGCTGAACCCCTCGCGCAGGTTCGAGACGTTGAACATCTGCACCGGCGTGCCCGGCTTGTCGATCACCACCCCGATCTTGTTGCCCCGGAAGTAGGGCATGGCGCAGGCACTTCTCAGTACGCGAATCGCCTGCTCCCACGTCGATCCTTCTTCATCGAAGACGCCGTTGAAGACGTACCGCTTCTCCGTCCCCCCGGCTTCGTTGTCAACCAGCGTGTCGCACCAATCCGCCAGGGCCACGAAGTCATCCAGCACCAGATGGCTCGGGTCAAGCCTGCGGTAGGACTCCACCGCATACGGCACCGCTCCCCCATTGCCCTTGATAATCGGCCGGGTCAGGATGTCATACGCCACCCACGCCGGATTGTCCGACCACTCGATGCTCCAGGTCTCCCCGTCGTACACCCGGACCAGCTTGCCCTTGATAACCGCGTAGTAGTCAATCGCGCCGCTGATGTCCTTGCTCGCCGCCGCCCCGATCGCCGTGTATGCGAGTCCGGGGTGCTTCTGTGCTGTGCTGAACGCACACTGGATGCAGTCGAAGTAGAAGTCGTCGCCGTGGTCGTGGTGGCGACTGTTGTTGCGGGTCACCCCCACCTCGTAGGTCGTCCCGGCCACCAGCGTAAATGCGCTGCCTCCATCGTAGGTTTCATCGAACCACCGATGGAGACGCACCGGCTTGGTCGTGTCGCCCCAAATCTCTCCATCTGCCAGTGTGTGCCATGTCCCACCTGATTCACGGATGCGCACCGTTATGTCCACGGTCGTCGCGTTGTGATCCCCGTCAGACGAGTAGTTCGTGAACCCATTCGGGAACCGCAGCACCACCGCCGCCCTGTCGCACTTGACCGCCGTGAACGTAGTCGTGACTTCGTTGTCCCCTCCCGTTGGGTCGTCGCAAAGCTGGTTGACCGGAATCTCGAACGCATCCGGCACGCTCGACGCCGCCTGATCGTCCGTGCCCGTGAAGTGCTCCAGCACGAAATCGTCCGAGTCGCCGTACTGCTCGGGGTCTTTGCCGTTCAACCGCTCGGTGCCCGCCACCACCCCGTCAATCGGGCCGTCGCTGTACGCGATCTTCAACCAGTACAGATCGATGGCATGGTCCACCTGGGTCTCTTTGTTGAACGGATTGGTTTCCGTGACGATCTCGCTGGTGGCGTAGGAGCAAATCACATTGCCCCGCACCCCATACGTTCCGTACACCAAAGGGATGAAGCTGCCCACCCGCTGCGTCGTCTGGGGCTCCCACGTGTAGTGCTGGCTGGCGTTCTTCGATCCCTCGCCCGGCCCCACCAGCGCATTGAGCGCCAGCGCCCCGCCCATCATCACCCCGGCCTGGAGCATCCCAAGGCTGACCTTGCCAAGGCCCAGGGCCAATCCCTGATTGATCGCCCCGGCCGCCCACGGCGCAAGCAGGGACAAAGCCAACATCCCGCCGATCATCAATGCCTGTTCGCCCTCACCCACCACCGGCCGAATCACAAGCTGATTGACCGGACTCGGTATCAGTGCCCAATCGTCCGGTTCAACCAGTTGTCCGTCGATGAACGCCTGCACCTGGACGTCGCGACCCTCAACGATGTCCTGCTCGATGATCTCACCCAGGCTGCGCCCATCGCACCGCACGAACTGCCACGCGCGTTTCGTGGTCATCGGCGTGAGCAGAAGAACCGTTTCAAGGTGGTTCCTGGGCCACCAGTAGCCGTCAATCGTGTCCCGCCACGGCCTGCGGGAGAGCGGCTCGGCAATCACCTTGCCCGCCGCCCGGCCCGGACAGTGCAGGAACAGGTTATCGTTTGGCAGCACCACGCCGATGTGCGCGTTGAGGTCTTTGCCCGAGAAGGTCACCAGCGACCACGGCCTCGGCCAGTCCAGCCGGATGTAGTCGGTCTGCTGCCGCTCGTACACCGGCCGCGAGTCCGCCGGGTCCACCTTGCCGATCTCGGGGATGTCCACGCCCAGCCGGGCCATGAACGCCTTGACCAGCCCATAGCAGTCGTAGGCGTCCGGTCCTGTGGCCATGCGCTTGTAGGGCTTACCCAGGAAGTCGGCGAGGATCGCATCCAGCTCTTTGGGTGTGAATCGGATCATGCGTACCGCACCGCCTCTCTCCGCAGGCTCAAAGGGCCTCCATAGTTGCCAGGAAACATGCTTCTGGCCGCACAGTCGTCGGGGTTGCGGTTGCACGTGGTCAACGGTCCCGTGTACCCACACCGCGTACACTTGAACTTGTGTCTGCACGAATGGGGATTGAACCGATCCTCCGGCACGCGATACCGCGCCGCAGAAGGAACCCCCAGCGTGAACGACACATCCGGCCAGCGGTTCCCCGTGCCCACGATAGCAAAGCTCACCACGTCCTCGCTGTAGTCCTCCGCCAGATACTCCGTGTTGACCTGCACGAAGCTGATCGTCCCTCCGATCATGCCGTCGTACGTCCGCATGTGCTCCTGGAGCGCATACCCGACGTTGGTTACAGTCATGGTCAACTCGGGAATCTCCCCTTCCGAATCGCAGGTAAACCCACCGATGGAGAAGTTGAACGCCGTGTATGTTTGGCCCCCGTAGCTGACATCTTCGGTGTTGGCGGCATACCGCAACGTCGGGCCACCGGGCAGCGTCACCGTCAACAGCCACACCCATGCCCCCGGCTGGGAAAGCTGGTTCTTCAACGCCGTCAAATTGGCTGACATCTCAGGCATTACGTGTACGTCCCTATCGCCTCAATCAAGTCGATCTCCACCCGCCACGTGCTCTGGCCATCGGCCTCCAGGCTGCACCGCGGCGGGCCTGCAAAATGCACGAAGTAGGTCGTGCTGTTCGTCGGGTCGGTGAACTTGATCGGCACCGCCCCACAGCCGGCGTCGTCTTCCCAAAATGCGTCCAGTGTCTCCTTGTTCGCGTTGCTCAACTGGCTGTAGACCAACGACCATCGCAGGGGAATTTTGGTCTTGGTCTTGACCACCAGATAGGCCCCGTCTTCCAACTGCGTGCGGCTGGAAGGATCAAGGGCCGGCTCGCGGACAAAGCCGTCCTCATCCGGGTTGACGCCCAACGTTGGATACACAGGCTGTGCCATGCGCTACCTCCGCCGATTCGCCCGCGCCATCGGGCCGTTGTTGCGCTTGTCCTTGAGCACCATGCCCACGATCATCCGCCGGCCGTCGAATTGCACGCCCGTCTGCTGCGCCTCCACCTGGGCCGACGAGTTGTTCGTGATGTTGAACACCGGCTGGGGAACATACGTCACCGGCGACACCCCCTCCGGCAACACGGTTTCCTTCCGTTTTAGAATCGCCGGGTACTCGTCCCATCGCAGGCCGTTGTGCAACCGTGGCGCGCCGGCAAACAGGCTCAGCGGAACGTTTCTCACGCTGGGCGGCGTTGTCCCCACCAACCACCCGTCATGCGCCACCGGCACGGCCGAAGAGATGTCCGTCGCCCCCATTGGCACATCCGTCGCCGCTGGCGTGCGGCCGAAGTAGTCCACAAAGGCATTGCTGATGCTCCTGCTTATTGGCTCAGTGATCCGCTGGCGAAGGAGCATCCGGGCAACGTCTTTCCACAGCGCATCCAGGGCTTGCCGAGCATCCCGAGCGCCGACCGCCATGTCCTCAAACGCCCTGCCCCACGTGTCGCCGAACTGCTCGCCCAACTCGACGAGCTTCTTCTGCTTCTCCAGCCGATCCAGTTGTTCCTCGTATTCCGCCAGCTTCGCTCGGACCACACTCATCTGATCTCCGTACGCCGCTTGTACCGCCGCCTCGTACTCCACCATTTTCGCCGCCCGCTCATGGCTGTCCTCCAGGCGGCCGATGATCTGCATTTCCTTGACCAGTTCGGCATTGAGCCGGTCCACCTTGTCGCGGGCATCCAGCGTCGACTCGGACAGTTCCTCTGCCCCCTCGCCGCCGATCAGGCCCTCTTCCCGCACCCGTCGACCGTAGGTGGGCATCCCGGTTTCCACCGTGGGCTCTGCCGGCGGCGTGTAGACTGGCTTTTTTCGGCCCGGCTTGCTCTTGACGGGTTCACTTGGCTTGACAGCCATGCTATACAATGGGCCGGAACCAATCGGCCCAGCCCGGCCCTCCGCAACGGCGCGAATCATTTCGTCCACCTCTGGACCATAGAGCCCATAGCCAACGGTACCAGACGGCTCCGACGGATCGGCAAGGGGCATACCAGCGGAACTCGGCAGCCAACTCCAGGACGCTCGGATTTTCTGCATCGCCTCCCATATCTGGTTCAGCTTCTCGAGGAACGCCGCCGGCGCTTGCGCCATGAACTCGAACGCATCCCAAATCACCCCGGCCGTGAACTCCGCACCCTCTTCAAAGTCGCTGGCCCACCTCTCCAGATACCGCTGATTGTCCTTCACGAAATCGGCCATCGCCTTGGCACCGTCCGCCAGGGCCGGAGCGAATGCCTCGCCGATCGTGACGCGGACGTCTTTCATGGCCTCGTGATACCGCTCGAATTGCTTGGCGGCCGTGTCCGCCATCTTGCTGTAGGCTTCCAGGTCCGCCCCGGAGGTCTCCATGATGTAGCCGACATCGCCCGCCACACCCCCTGCCTGCTCCAGGGCAACCGCCAGGCCCGTCAGCCCGCGCACGTTCGGGAAGATCGCCGCCAGTTGCTCGTTGCTCGCCTTTGCCAGTATCCGCAACATGCCCGACAACTGCTGCGCGCGCAGCGTCGTGACATTCATCTCGAACCCCAGCTCCGCCGCCGCCTTCTTGCCTTCCTCTGAAGGCTTCCGGAAGGCGTTAATCAGCGCCCTCAACGATGTCACCGCCAACGGCGCTCTCAACCCGCCCCTGGTCAGCGTCGCCACGCCCGCCAGCAGTTCCTCCAGGGACACCCCCGCCGACGCCGCATCCGCCGCCACCAAGCCGATCTCTGTCGCCAGATCCCCAAAGACCAGCTTGCCCCGCTGGACCGTCTCGAACAGGTCGCTGGACACCTTCCCCGCGTACTCCGCCGACAGACCGTACGAATTGAGGATCGTCGTAATCGCATCGCCCGCCACCGCCGTCGTCGTCAATCCCGCCTGGGCCGCACGTGACGACACAGTCAACACATCCATCGCCTTGCCGGCGTCAATCGACGCCGACAGGATGTCGTACAGACCCTTGCTCAGGGTCTCTGTCCCCTCACCAAACTCCAACGCCAACTCGCGAATCTGCTGTTTGTACGCCGGCAGATGCTTCATCGCGTCGCCGCGATACAGCATGGTTGAGACGTTGGCCATCTGCCGCTCGAACGCCGCAAACTCCCGCACGGACTGCTTGAGCACACCGTAAGCCTTGAGGCCCACGTACAGCCCGCCGAGATTCTTCGCCAACCCCGCTACCGCCACGGCCGCCTTCGTGGCCCCACCCTGAACCGCTGTGGTGGCCCCCGTGAACGCCGCTGCGCCGCTCACAGCGCCGGTCGAATCAATCTTGAGGCTTAGCGTCTCTTCCCGAATGTTCGACATGCCACTGCCTCGCTATCTCATCCAGAGCCACGACCAATTCGAGGAACACCACGCGCTGCGACACCTCTCGAATCCCCGCGAGATCAAGATACGCGCGGACATCGGCCACCGAGATCGGATTGACCCCGAACCCCGCCTGCCTCTGCTTGGACAGCACCAGAAATCCATCATAGACCCACGCCCACTCTTGCCGCAGTGGCGGCCTGCCGTCCCACGCCGGCGTCGGCAGGCCCTTGGCCGCTCGTTGCCTCAGCGTCCCGATGTATGGCCCCCACTGGAGTTGCCACCTCAGGACGTCGCCGAGTTTTTTTCTGCATCCCGGACCTGCTCCTTGCGGAAGTTCTCTTCCTCGAGGGATTGCATGAAGACGAAGTTCCACAGCCGCCACAGTTCCTTGTCCCGGAACCACTCCAGGGCCGTGTCGCTCGAATACGGGATCGGCTGGCCGTCGTCGTCCTCGACGCCCTTCCAGTCCACCAGGATCGTCTGGGCTGCCACCTCTTTCTGAACGTCGATACGCTGCTCGTCCGTCAACTCCTTGGCCCCGAGCAGCACCTTGCGCTCGTCCAGCAGCCTGCGGTACACCTCCTGGCACCGCTCGTTGTTCCAGCGGGCGATCTTCAAGACGATGTCGCCCGCATACGGCACCCAGGCCCCCTGCAACTCCTTGTCCAAATCAGCGCGTATGGCGCTCAACTTCATGCTTTGTGCTCCTTTCGGTTAGGCCACCGGGAAGCGCGCGATACGAATCGTCACGTCCTCTGTGGCGTGTGCGTGCGCCGACCACGACAGCGGCACCATCACGTCGTCGTCCGGTCCACCGGCGACGCGCTGCCCCGCCGTGTACTTCACTGCCGGCAGGTCGATGACGTAGCCGTTGCCCGCCGGGTCTTGCAGGGACACCGCCAGGGCCGTCGCCGTGCCGTTGAGGTACTTGTCGTAGACGGTCTTGCTGGCGTAGTACGCCTCCAGTGTCCCCGAGACGATGCACCGGCCCGTCCCGATGCTCAGCACGCCTGAGCTGCCCACGACCGCCCGTTGGCGCAGGTTGTTGTTCAAGCTCAGGCTGAACGCGCGGATGCTCATGGCCGCCTGGTTCTCCAGGAGGTTCTGGACATCCAGGGCCGTCATGTGCTCCGTCTGCGTCGCCGGGTCGTAACCCGTACCGCCCGACGCCGTCTCGGAGCTTTCGCTGGACCCCAGGAACTCCAGGCCCCCCGTGATCTCGCCTTCCACCGGCACATTGAGCGACAGGCCATTGATCGCCATGCCCAGGAACAGCGACAACTCGCTCGACAAATCGTCGTAGGTCCGCTCCAGGTTGAACGTGCTCAGGCTGGTCCCGTTGACGATGGAGCCGCCCTGGGTGATGCTGATCCCGGTTGCACTGGCCTCGTCGACCAGCGTGCCGCCGGAGACGGTGATTTCCGAGGTGCTGGCCGTCACCACCTTGAAGTAGCCGTTGTTGGCCGCGTTGGTGAATCCACTGACCTTGATCCACTCGCCCGCCGTCGGCGCGGTGAAGGTGCCGGTGAATTTGTTGCCCGAGGCCGCCGCCGACACCGTGGCCGACGAACAGACCGCCACCGGAGAACCCCACGCCGAATCCAACAACGCTGCCGCCAACAGGGCATCATACGTCCCGTAGCTCAGCTCGAAGTTGACCCCGCCCGACGCCGTGATCCGGGACCGGCGAATCGACGCGATCTGCCGATCCGATCGTATCTCGTTGCTCTGGGACGACGCGACGTCCTGCTTGAGGCTCTCGCCCGTGATCCGCAGGATTTGCAGGTTACTGCCGGTCTTCTGGACGCCAAAACTGGACTCGGCCACATACGCCAGTTGGACCCTCGATGTATCACTCATGCCATTCTCCTTTACGCTTGGTGCTCTGCCTCAAACGGGCAGAGGACATTGATTTGGTGCCGCCCTTCCTCCAGCCCCACTGGCTGCTGATAGGCCGTCAAATACCTCACGCCGCCCGCCGACACGCTCGTAAACGCCGCCACGATCGCGTCGACCACCTCGATCAACTCCCCATCCCCCTGACCCGCCGGCCCAAACAACTGCGCCACCGCCAATCCCGAACGGCGGTAGTTCTTCACCCCCACCGTTAGCCGCTGCCCCGCCGAGTCGCGGATGTAGAACCGGCACCACATCGAATTGTCCGTGGGAGCCGTCTGGCCGTCGTTCTCGTACAGCGTCGCCAAGCCCTGCCCATCCTCGATCAGGGTCTTGAACCGACTGCGGATCGCGTTGTGAATCTGCGTATACGTCACCGGAACATCCCCTTGGCTTCTTCGATCGTGCGAGCCATCATGTGGTCACCGGCAAACGTGCCTCGTCCGTCCTCCAGGAACACGATGTAGACGACGTTGTTGGTGATATAGGTCACACTGAACGGCCGGACTTCGGCGACCACCGTGGCGCCCCGGCTAATCGTCGTGCCGCCGTCCGGATCGGTAATCAGCAACGCCGCATCCGGGCGGTTGTTGTTCTCCACCTGCCAGTTGCCCCGCGCCCGCCCCGTCTTGACGCGGGTCTTCATCACCAGACTCTTCAGGGCCTCCAGTGCCACCTTCAGGTGAATCTGCTGGATCTTCTTCGGGACCTCCACGGCCGCGAAGTTCCTCAGGGACAGGTTGAACTGGTTCACATCCACTACGCCACCGCCTTCACGCCCAACTTGTAAAGCACCACGTCACCCGCATACGCCACCGCCTCAACCGACACCACCGTCCACGTCTTCGAGGCGTACACCACTTCCATCTGAACGGCCGGTGTGAACTCCAAACCAGACGGTGATACATACAACAGGGCATCCGCCCAGCCCGGCACCCGGTCCTTGCGACTCTCTTCCACCGCCTTGGCCGTATGCCCGGTCGCTGTGCCCATCGTCCGCTTGCCCGTGGTCGCATCGTAGCTGGACGACTCGTACTCCCGGAACACCGCATCCGCGCCGTACTTGGTCAGCAACGCCAGGGTCTTGGCCGCCGTGATTGCCATCTCAACCTCGAATGATCGTGTCACCCGCCGCGATCAACCCACGAACCAACGCATCGAGCTTGGGGTACTCGTAGCCATAGGGCTTGCCGCCCGCGTAGGTCTTGGACTCCGAGATCGGCCCGACCGATACCGACTCCGACACCACCTCGCCCGTCTCCGTGACCGTACCAAGCAGGTCGTCTCCGAGCACCACACGCAGGGCCATCTCCGCACAAGCATCTTGGAGTTTTTGGGGCAACGCCGTGGCATCGAGCACGTATCCATCGTCGTCCTCCACAGAATACCTGGGCCACGACAACGCCTGAGATCGAGTGTTCCTGTACCCGCGCCACCGTCCCTGAAACCGGATGTCCAGGTATTGCGTCGCTACAATCAGGGCGTTTTCCTTCTCGGTCTGCGTCGCACTGGACCAGTTCGTGGATCGGGTGATATTCGCGTGGTACGTGTCGGCATCCGCCACGGACAGATAACTGTTGGCCGTGCTCAGCCCCGTGCCGTCTTCCACCACAAACACCGGACTGCTCGATGTCGGCGTGCCTGTTCCGCTACCACCCATCAGCTTGCGACCTCCACATCGGGATCATTGAAGGTGTACCCAACCTTTTGCCGCCAGATGTAGTACGTGCCTGCCGAGATATAGAACGTCACCTGTCCACTCTCGTTGGTCGTGTCATACGCCACGATGTTCAAGCCCGCCGCATCCGTCGTTGCCCACACCGCCGCCCCGGAAATCGGCAGGCCCGTAGACGAATCGGTCAGCGTGTACGTCCAGCCCGGACCGCCCTTGCCGGTCGTCGGAGCCGACCAGGTCACGACGTACTCGGTGTAGAGCAGATTGAGGTTGCCGGACTCTCTGCCATAGAGGTCATAACTCGCGCCCGGCAACCACGCCCCCGCCGCGATAGCGACTGACCAGGAAGCCCCGCCAGCTGGCTGCATTGCTCCCGCCGGAACCTCGGTGTCCGACCACACTCCCCCGGCAGCATCCCAGTACTTTCCGGCCTGCGCCCCTTCGGAGCATCGCAGGTACGCCGTCACCACACCGGACGTGATCGGCTCGGCCGTGGTCTTGTTCACCACGTCGTACCGAACCGTGTTGGCCTGACCTGGAATCGCCTGCTGCATGGCCCTGCCCTCTTACGTCAGACTGACATCAAGCTCGCCCGCCGCAAAGCTGGCCGTGTCGCCACTGCCGATCGTCTTGGGCTCGCCCAATGCCCCGGAGCCGGTCCGGTTGCCGCCGCTGGCCGCGTCGTACAGCGCGAAGTAGTCCACCGTGCCCCACGACCCCGTAGCCTGCGGAAACGCGAGGGCCTGCGCGTTGCTGGTCGCCCCGCCGCTGGCGGTGTTCCAGTCGGCCGCTGCCGTTGCCTTGCGGGCGTAGCTACCGCCACTGACCTCCGTACCCGCCCCTTCCGGGTCACCGACAAACAGCGCCACGTAGATCGTGGGCATCGTCCAGGCTGCCTTGCCCGTGAAGTGGTCCACGATCTTGTTCTTCGCATAGGCTGCAAAACTGCCCATCTGTCACCTCGTCTTTCGCTTGAGGAAAAGGAACACGCCCGCCAGATTGACCTCGCCCAAAACGATCAACCGGCCGGACACATCTGCTTGCGTCATGATCGAACCGGCCAGCGCCCAATCCGCCCGGACCTGACCGACCACTTGGGCTGTTCCGCTCAACTGGGCCGACAGGGACCGCATCACCGACATAGTCGCGGACACCCTGGGAGTCGACACAAGCTGACCGGCAAGACCTCTCTGGACCCGCACGGCACCCGAAACACCGCTCTGGGCACTGATGGCTCCCGACAACGCCACCTGCTCGCCGAGCAGGCTGAGATCGCCGGCCACGCCCGTCTGTCCCGACACGTGACCGGCCAACAGACGGCCCACCGACAGGCTGGCGGCACAGGAACTCGCTGCGGTCAACTGACCTGCCAAGGCCACCTGACCTTCGATGGTCAGAGTCCCCGCCGCTGCACTGGCCGCTTCCAGCGACCCGGCCAATGCCCACGTCGCCGACAGACCGCCCGCGGCTTGGGCCTGGGCCGTCACCGACCCTGCCAACGACCGTGTCACTGACATGGTCCCTGACAAACCAGACTGCCCTGCTACCGCCCCGGAGAGGCCCCGTTCGACCGCCGCTACTCCATCTACCTGCGAACCGGACTGGATCGACCCGGCCAGCGGCCTGCTCACGGACAGGCCACCGGCCACCGAGCATTGCCCCTGCAGCAACCCAGCCAACGGCCTTGCCACGGACAGGCCACCAGTCATCGACGATTGTGCCTGAGCCGAACCGGCCAACGGATGCTCCACCGACACCTGACCGGATACCACCCCCTGCGATGTCACCTGCCCGGTAAGAGCGCCAGACACCGCCAGCGCCGCCGCAACAGCCGATTGCCCCGAAATCCCACCCGCCAGCGGCTGCGGACCACCGCTACTGAGGAACAGGACTGCCACGCGGCTCCTGGACTTCTCCAACGGCGCAGCCGGGTCACCATACAGACGGTGAATCTCCGCATCGCTCAGCGCCCGGCAGTACACAAACGCCTGATACACCGTGGCGTTGCCAAAGTAGAGCGTAGACGTGACGGTGGACCCAATTGCGTTGGCGTGTATTGAATATCCAAGATACTCGCCGTTGTAGAAGGCATGGGCATTGACGCCATCCCACCGCATGGCCAGCATGCCGGGCACTTCGCAGTCGCTCGTGGTAAAGCCGGTGAAGTCGTGTGAGCCCGCGTTGTGAAAGATGCTTATCGTGGTCGAGTCTCTGTACCGCTGCCAGACCCATCGGTTCGTGCCGTCATTCGAGTGGACCACCGCGCCCCACGAGCCAAACGTGAAGCCACCGTGCCACAGGCACACCGTATAGCCGTTCAGCGTCTTGTTGTGCCACGCGCCCGATGAGATCGACGGCGCGACCAGGCCCCCGACGCCGGCGGTCCCATCGAACCTGCCGCCGTTCATCAGGTCATACGCCCCGCCCGGCTGATTGAACAGGCTCGCGCAAACCAGGCCCCGAGCAATGCCCTTGCTCCTGTCCACCAGCCGGATCGGTCTTGCTCTGTCAGGCAGTACCAGCATGGCTTAGCTCGCGGTCTTTTCGTTGATGCACGCCGAAACCGTGATCGCGTTGCTGGCGGCGTTGCTCTTGGCGTACAGCTTGGCGCCCTTGGCCACCGGAATGGTCAGGGTCGCTACGCAGGGGTCTTCCGCATACGTGTCCAGTCGGGCCAGGAAGATGCCGTTCGTGTCGTCCGCCGGATATTCGTCCGTGGACGCCCCGTCCGGGTCGCCCGCCGTCGGCAGGTAGTAGAAATCCACCGTGTCTCCACTGGCCGGCGTCCCGCCGTTGTCCGCCTTGAGCGTGACCACCGCATCGAATGCCGTGGCGGAAAACGCGAAGACATCCGATGTTTGATTGCCGCCGGCGCTGACGGACACGCTATTTGCGGAACCCCACTGGACCTGGATTTCGTTGTTCGCAACGGCCATCAGGCTGCCTCCATGTTCGCCAGGGTGTTGTACTGCTCCGTCTGGACGACGTAGAGAATGTCGTTGTCACTCAAGGCCGAGAGATCGTCGATGGCCGCCTGGACCGTGGCATTGGCCAGGAACAACCGCCACACCTTCGCCTCATACGTCTTCGGGTCGGCAATCACCTTCTGCGCCAACGCCAGACGATTCGCATGATTGTCCGTGCCAGCGTCCTCGGACAGGACCGCCCATGCCGCCTTGACCAGCGCCGCCATCACGCGGCCCATCACCGGGTTTTGAGGCTGGATGATTCCGTAGATTTCTTGAAGCGTCGCCATGATGATCCCTTCTCAGTTTCCGTTGCCTAAGTAGCCGACAACTACTTGCCCTTCGGGGCGTCCGCTTTCTTGGCCTGGGGCTCATTCTTGGGGTCCGTTCCCTTCGCCTGGCCCTTCTCACCGTCGCCATCGGTCTTCGGCGAATCCGGCACACGGACAAGCTCAACGTATCCCCTGGCCTTCCACTGGGGGTAATCACAGACATTGACGATCAGGGCGTGGCCCGCCTGGTTCTTGATCTTCACGGTAGGTACTTGCATGAATCGGTCCTTTCGCTAGAGAAGGGGCCGTGGACAGATCGCCAGACCTGCCCACGGCCATGCTTGCGTCTGATGCGAAGTCGGCGAGATTACCCGGCCAGCCGTGCCGCGAACTCGGGACGGACACAGGCGGAGCCCCACAGGATGTCGAACTCCCACTTGGTCTGCTTGTACTGCCGCGTGACCTCCAGGCGGAGCACCAGACCCGTCACCGGGTCCCGCAGGTACGCGATGTCCGGGTTGCCCATGTCATCGGTCTCGAACGGAGCTGTCACCAGGGCGAACGCCTCGCGGGTGAAGGCCAGGTTCACCACGTGGTTGCCCTTCAGGGTGACGGCCTCGGAACCGCTCAGTGCCACCCGCAGGCCCGGAGCGATGCTGAGCGTCGCGTTGCCCGTACCGTCTGCCGTGGCGTCCGCCAGAACGGTATAGGTCTGGGTATGGCCGGCGATCGTGATGATATCGCCCTGCTTGTACGTACCCGTGGTCATCGTCATACCACTGACGGCCAGCGTATCCGTCAAATCGTTCGCCGCAGCGGCGTGAACACCATTGACGGCGGCCGAGGCACCCGGAACACCGGCGGTGTGGCTGGCGATCGCATTCTCCACGAGCCAGTTCATTCCATACTTCTCGCCGATGGCCGCCAGAGTGATGACGTTCCGGTCGCCGGACTTCTCGGCGTGGACAAAGTACGGCAGGGCCAGGGCCTCGGCCTCGGCGTTCGTGTCGATCAGCGCCACACGGCCCACCTTGGGCGCCAGCTGGGCATCCAGCTTGGCAGCAAGCTGAGAGCCGTCCTTCGCCGCCGTCCGATCGGTGGCGTTGCTGAACGGCGTGGTGCCTGGCGTCCCGACGAAACCATACACCTTGTAGTATTTGCTCAGCACATCGGCGTTGACATCGTTGGCCAGCGCCCGGATCTTCTCCTGGACCGTCAGCGGCAGGAACGTCTCGTCCTTGTTGATGCGGGTCCGTTCCTGGTCCGTCAGGTAGAAATCAGCACCTTTCCACTGGTCCAGGGTCACCGGGATATACTCGATGTCCGTGTCCGACGCCTGCTTGTCCTGATGGCTGGGCGTGATGTTGTAGGTGCTGGCACGCTTGCTGACCGGCACGTCAATGGTCTGGCCCTTCTGCTTGGGGCTCAGAGAATACTCCAGGTTGACCACCTGGGGCAACAGGGCCGACTCGCGGAGCACGCGCAGACCGCGCGCCAGGATCGTGTGAATGAGGGGGGTTAGGGTGTTCGACATTTTGTCACCTCGTCAAAAACAGGGTTACCCATCGACGACGGTGACTTCGCCTTTCGCAATGCGGTCAATGTTCGCCTCTATGGCTGCCTGGTCCGATCTGCGAATGGTACGTCCCGTCGTTCGTACAGTGGAACTACCGCTCGCGCCGCTACCAGCAGCTCGGGCTCCTTCGAAGGCAGGGGCAAAGGTGTCGCTCATTCTCAATTGCGACACGTACTCCGCCGGGGCCATCGGCTGCCCGGCAGAGGCTTGCTTCATGCTGTAGCGAGGTTGTCCCTTCGAGTCGACCACCTCTATGACGAACAGGTCCGCGTTGTCCGGGTCATCCCGATCCGCAACCACACGGCACTGTGACTCAATATGCGGCAACAGCAGATCCACGGAACCCCGTTCCGCCTGAATCGCCGCCACGGCCGCCTCCCGTATCTTGCTCTGCTTGATGTGGGCGGCGTACTTGTCGGCCTTTTCGGTGGCCACCTGCAACTGCCCTTCCAGGGCCGCCACTTGCTTTTTGTACTGCGTTTCAAACGAAGCCTTGACCGCCTCGATCTCCTTCTTGCGATCCTCGTCGGAGCCGGCGTCGCTGATCTGCCGGACCTTCTCGATCGCCGTCCGGGCCTCATCGGGGTCCAGACCCTTGAATCGGCTCTCGTAATCGGCCACCTTGTCCTTCAGCTCGCGGCATTCCTTCCTCGATCCCCCCAGGGCAGACCGCAGCCCGGTGATATTCTCCAGGGCAAATGTGGCCTTTTCCCCGTCGGCCCCGTCAATGGTCACCGGATCGACCTCGGCGAAATACTTGTCGCCGTCCTGCCGGTAGTGGACCCTGTCTGCTTCATTGAGGGCCTCGAACTCGGCCTGCGTGCAAACCGCCTTGAGCAT